GTAGTGGTGGCGATGGTCGCACTGTTGAGGCTTATGCCGCGGTGTTTGATGTTCCTCAGCGCATTGTTGATGGCAGTGGCCAGTACCTTGAGGTCATTGATCGTGCCGCGTTTAATAAGACGCTTGCGGATAAGGGCACACGTTTTGGTGTGTTTTACAATCATGGTCGCACCATTTGGGGCACACCATCAGATGCGTACTCTATGCCGATTGGTACGCCTGAGAAGATTGTTGCTGATGGTCGTGGTTTGTTGACTGTTACGCGTTACAACAATACGCCTGTTGCTGACCAGGTGCTTGAGGGTATTCGCACTGGCGCGATCACTGCACAGTCTTTTAGTGGCGCGTTTGTGCGCTCGGATATTCCTACTCCGCGTGGCGGTTTCAAGCCTGCAGCTGATGGTTCACTGCGCACTGTTGTTAGAACGGAGATTGCTATGCGCGAGTATGGTCCGACACCTTTTCCAGCTTATGAGGCTGCAGAGATTTTGGGTGTGCGTGCAGCGGAGATTGCACAGGTTTTGGCAAGTCTTGACGCTGATCAGCGTGCTGAGATTGCGAGCCTCCTACAGATTCCCGTGATGCGACTTGACGAAGCCGCGGTCACGGATTCCGACACCTCGTCTGAGGCCGTCGCCGAAGAGCCGGTCATTGATGACCACTCTGCTCGGACATCCCATTCATTCCAATCCTTGCGCCGTCAGGCTCGAGAGAAGGGAGTACTTTAATGAGTACTCGTATTGAAGGGCTTGCCTCAGAGCTGGACGCTTTGCGTACCGAGATCACTGAGCTTGATGCCCTAGAAACCCCCACCGAAGAGCAAGCAGCTCGTTACGCTGAGTGCATCTCGGAGTGGGACAGCAAGAAGGCTGCACACGACGACGAAATCGCTCGTGCCGCTAAGTTGGAAGAAATCAACGCTGCACCTTTGTCGTTCAAGCGTGAAGCCGGTTTCTCTGCTCCTAACGTGATCGTTCGCAATGACCCGTTTGAGAACGTGTCTGCTCTGCGTAGCGATGACTACAGCAACGACACTGTTGCTCGTGCCATCACCGCGTTTGAAACTTCGGGTCGTGGCGTTTCTGACGCTGAGCGTGCCGAAGTTATCAACAAGATTGAGACCATTCCTGGTGCCGCTGTTCACGCATTGGTGCATGGTTCACCTGCTTACCGTTCCGCTTTCGGTACGTGGATGAAGTCCCAGGGCCAGAACCCGTTGTACTCGGCTGAAGAAATTGATGCCGTTCGTGCATCGATGTCTTTGACTGGTAACGCTGGTGGTTACAGCCTGCCTACGCTTCTTGACCCCACGTTGATCAAGACTGGTACTGCAACTCGTAACCCGATTCGCTCGGTGGCTCGTGTTGTTCAGGGTACGCAGAACGTGTGGAACGGTGTTTCGGTTTCTGGTGTTAGCACCTACTGGGTTGCTGAAAACACTGCGCTGACTGATGGCACCCCAACGTTCTCTAACCCATCTGTGACCGCCGCTAAGTTGACTGCTTACCTGACTGGTTCCTACGAAATCTTCGAGGACTCCAACCTGCAAGCACAACTGCCTGGTCTTATTGCTGAAGCGTTTGATTACGCTGAAGGTACCGCGTTCATCAGTGGTTCCGGTTCGGGTGCACCTAAGGGCATCGTGACCGCGATCTCTGCAACCGCTGGTTCAACGGTTACTGCCACCACTCGTGGTTCGTTCACTTCGGCTTCTGTTGCTGACGTGTTCGCCGTGGTCAACGCCACTGCTCCTCGCTACGAAGACAACTCCACGTGGGTTGCTAACAAGGCTTGGTTCAACACGGTTCGCCAGATTGCTAACCCTTCGGCTGCTGGCCAGTTGCTCCCTGCTGGTAGCAACGAGCTGCTTGGTTCGCCAATCTTGAACAGCTCGGACATGAGCTCGGCCACCACTTCTGGAACGGTCATGGCCATCCTGGGTGACTTCAGCCAGTTCGTGATCTACGACCGTCTCGGCACCACTGTCGAGTTCATCGCCAATGTGGTTGATGGTTCCGGTGTGCCTTTGGGTAGCCGTGGACTCGTTGCTCACAAGCGCGTTGGTTCAAACATCACCGATGTTAACGCCTTCCGTTTCTTGAAGGCCTAGTCATCATCTAAGACTCACACCAAAGTTAAGCCACGAGCCTCTGGCTTTGGTGTGAGTCTTGGGACCAAACAACTTAGGGACCACCTATGCCTAGTAAAGCGAAAACAAATAAGAACAAACTGACCAGCATTGAGCGTGTGGTCATTGGTTACATTCACCCAGGTCAAGTCTCAGCGTTCTTCACGCACTCGTTGATCATGTCCCTTATGCATGATCAGGGTTTGAATCGGCGCATTGTGGGGATTGAGCAGGACTGGTCTTCGGCAAATGTGTCAATGTCGCGTAACACTGTGACGCAGCGTTTCCTTGAGGATTATGACGCTGAGTGGTTGTGGTGGATTGATGCTGACATGCAGTGGGAGCCTGAGGCCCTTGAGCAGTTGTTGGCTGTTGCTGACCCTGTTAATGCCCCGATTGTGGGTGGCCTGTGCTTTGGTGCGAGTAATGGTGAGTTGTTTCCCACGATTTATCAGCTCGCTGAGTTTGAGGGTGGGATTACCACGGTCCGGATGCACGACTTTGAGCCGAACACTGTGATCCCTGTGGCCGCTACTGGTGCAGCGTTTTTGCTGATTCACCGCAGCGTGATTGAGGCTATTAAGGCCCGCGCGTACAACAAGACTTTCACTTGGTTTCAGGAAACTGAGATGGGTGGCCGGCCAGTTGGTGAGGACATCACGTTTTGTTTGCGTGCACTTGAGTCAGGGTTTAAGACTTTTGTTCACACTGGTGTCGAGGTTGGGCACCACAAATCACAGTTGTTGACCGCTGACCTGCACCGCCAACAACGCGCGGCTGTGAAGGCTGATGAAGGGACTGAGGATGTCTGACCCGAATGAGTTCACTGTCATTGCACAGTTAGTTGCTACGGCAACGATGGAAGTTACACCTGCTGAATCTACCGAGAATGAGGAAACGAAATGACCGTTGGTCTTTCTGCCGTGAACACGGCTGACAAGTTGCTTAACACGATTGGCCGAACTGGTACCACGTTCACGGCTGGTTCTTTGTACGTGAAGTTGCACACCGCTGACCCTGGTGCTACTGGCGCGACTGCGGCTTCAGCTGTGACCACGCGTTACGCTTGCACGTTCAGTGCATCGTCTGCTGGGTCAATGGCGCTTACGTCTATGGGTGGCACGTGGTCGATGACTGCCACTGAGACGATCAGTCACATCAGCTTGTGGGATGCGTCAACTGCTGGCAACTTCTTGTGGTCTGTTGCTTTGACTGCGAGTAAGTCTGTGGTTAGTGGTGACACGTTGTCGTTGACTTCGCTCACCTTGGCGTTCACACCAATCGCGGCCTAGTCATGGATGAGGCCCAGGTGCTTGCGTTGTTGCAACAAACTTTGGCTGACGCTGGTGTGACTGACCTACGCACGATCCGGTTGGCTGCGCTTGAGTTGGCTGTTGCTCACATTGAGCCACCGCCCGCGTTTGTTCCTATTGATCTTGCCACGATCAAGGAGCGCACACGGTCTGCGTGGGGTTTGGATTACGCCACAATCCTGAGCGAGGCCGCCGTGACGTATGCGGACACAACGCTGACCGCACCAGAGGTATTGACCGAGATCGCTGACACGCTAACCGCTTAGGAGTTATGTAATGGCTTCTGAACAGTGGTTGTTGAACGACACGAGCGTTGGCAACAACTCCCTTTTTGCCCCCGTCACTGGTGGCTCTTACAAGTTGCAGAACACTTATGGCACAACTCGTAACCGTGTTACGTCCTCGCCAACGCCTTACGAGGGCGCTGGGTGTTATGCCTCGGGGGTAGGCAACGAAGCCGCCATTCGATTCCTAAGTTCAGCAAGTGCAGATTTATCTGGTGCAACCTACTATTTTGATTCCTACATTTATTGCAAAATAGATGTAGTTGATGGCAACCGCGCACCGATTGTTACTGGTAACGATAGTGCTGTTGAATACTCGTGGGCTGAGTTAAACGTAGATACAAGTGTTTCTTATGGTTCCTATGATGCAGTCAACGGCCCGCTAAGAAGCGGCACAACTGCTACTGGGATTACTCCAAACGATGCCTGGTTTAGGGTTCAGGTAAAGACAAATCAGTATGGCATCAATGAAATGCGGTTTTTTGTTGGTGGCAACATCAACGGTACAACTCCCGATACTACTGTCAGTTCATTTAATTTTAATACAAGTTATGGTTTTACTACGTTTGAATACATAATTGGATTAAGCGGTAATGGTGTCATTTACCCTTTTTATCTTGACTCCATCAAGTTTGATAACGCCGCTTACCCAACGCGCAGTACCGCTCATACTGCTGCTGCCGCTGGTAGCGCAACCGCTACTGGTACGGCTGCAATGTCTAACGCTAGGACGTTGCAGGCCACTGCTACTGAGACCGCGACTGGTACGGCTGCTGCGTCTAATCAGCGCACACTAGCTGCAAGTGCGTCAGCGACCGCTAGTGGTACTGCTGCTATGTCGAGCACGCAGGCAATGTCTGCAAGTGGAAGCGTTACCGCCACTGGCACAGCTGCTGCTGATGTTACGTCCCTGGTCACCGTTGACGCTTCGGCCTCGGTCACGGCTTCTGGTACTGCATCAATGGCCAGCACGCAGGCAATGTCTGCGAGCGCCACGATCACCGCCACTGGTACGGCTGACGCCAGCATCACGCCAATCATCACCCTAGACGCTGCCGGCACGATCACCGCGACTGGCACAACGACTTTCAACAAGTCGCAGACTTTGGCCGCGAGTGCGACTGCGAGTGCGAGTGCGACTGCTGGCCTGATCTCGATCACACCAATTAGCGGTGCTTCAACGGTTACCGCGACCGCGACCGCAACATTGTTGATCACCACACCAGGCACGCTGTATGGCAACGCCACGAAGGTTGCTGGTCTTTACGGTTCGAGCACTAAACCAACTTTGACAACGAGGAGCTGACGATGCCGGTTTACGCGGGTGCCTCAGGTGTGACCGGATACATCCGTTT